ACCCACGCGGACGTTAGATGTGCCAGCGGATGCGGTGATGATGTCTGCACCGTCTGCAAAAGTTACGTCTGCTGCGAAGTTTACAGCGCCGTCTACGTCTACAGCGTCGAGGTTGGTGGTGCCATCTACATCCAAGTCGCCTGACACAAAGAACGACGGGACAGATAAATCGGTAAACGCATCGACCATCGCAGCGCCTGATCCGGCACCGTCGCTGTAAATCGCTTTCGTCTGACCATTAAGGATGGTGATCGTGGCACCAGAGCCTTGCTTGATAATGATGCTTTGAGATCCGCTGGTTGCGTTCTCAATAAACCACAACTTGCTGACCGTGTTTGGCCCTATAGTGATGGTGCAAGTGCTATCAAGAGTTCCAGTGTATTTAAGAAACATGCTCCTGCCGGGATCAGTAGACCCATCGGCAATAGTAGTAGTGTGGGTATCAGCATTAGTCGTAATAGCTTCGGTGCCAAAACTAAATGCCTCTGCAATCAACTCAAGGTTGGTGTTTGTGGTATTTCCCCAAGTTCCTGAGCCTTCGCCGGTGGCCAGCTCCGCAAGCCTAAGATCGTTAGTGTAGGCTACCATATTGAATTTCCTCGCATTTTTTTAAGCGGCATCTCTTCCAGCTTTTATCTCTTCATACCCTGCGGATTGACTGGTATCGACAGCCGAATAACCCGCAGACTGAGTTGTGCTGATTGGATTGTAGGACGGGTCTTGGTTGGTGTCTATCTCGCCCCATACCAGAATATCACCGACGCTTGCAACCATTGACAAGCCTGTGAGCTGCACAATGGCACCCGCAACCGTGGTCACGTCACCGATGGCCGAGTTTATCTGCTGGCCGTCAACAAAAACATTGTTAACCGTTCTGGCTGTTACGGTTCCTAGCCCAGATGCAATGCCCTGACCTGTGAGCGTAACATTAGCCTCTGCATCGACTGTCGGCGCACCGAGTCCTGACGTGATCGACTGACCCGTGACCTGCACGATAGCGCGAGCCACAACCTCAATAGAGCCAACGCTCGATGTGATTGCTTGGCCGGTGACGGGAACATTCGCCTCCGCGTCAACCGTAACAGCGCCAACGCCTGATGTGATTGCCTGACCTGTCGGGGTGACGTTTGCCTTGGCAATGACAGTGACCGCGCCAATGCCAGATGTGATGGCCAAGCCAGTGAGCGGTACATTTGCCTCACCGTCGATGGTGACGGTGCCCACAGCAGCAGTCGCCTGCTGTCCATCAGGCGTTACATCAATAGAAAGCGGGGTGCCCCAAGCGCCCTGCCCCCATGTGCCGCGACCCCAACCTTCTTGAGACATCAGTCAGTCAACTTTTCTTTGGCATCTTTCAGACGCTGAACCGCCGTGCTCATGATATCGCGCACCGCATTCGTCATGAAATCTGTCGCAAGCGAAGCCTCCATCGTCTCGATGGCCTCTTCAATATCCTCTAAAGCAGTCATAGTGACCTCCAATTGAGTCACCATGATAGAGCCTATGCAGCGTTAGGGACACCCTGAAATTTGCGGCTAAGGATGCGCTGCACCTTGGAATGCGTGAGCGGAGGTATGTCGTGCAAGCTGTTTACCTGCTTGGCAATCTTGCGAGCGCCAAGGCCACGCTTATGAAGGCGATAGATTGATTTCAGAACCGCCTGTTCTTCAGGCACCTCTTCGAGATACTTGCGCGTCTTACTACCCGTCTTCACCTCAACATGACGAAAGCCGTATGGCGCAGATCCGCCAATAGCATAGCCGCGAGAGGCCCAGTCAAGCTTGCCTGCGGCAAAGCGATCCTTGATGGTCGCGTGTTCGATCTCGGCAACCGCTGATAAAACCATCAGCATGATCTGGTTAGCCATCGAGTTCATATCGAACTTGGCATCCAAGCCCTTCGACCTGCCTGCGTCTGGGTAGACAATCGGCATCTCGCCAAACTGCTCACAGAAGTACAGGGTGATCCCGATGTCTTGCAGCACTGGGATCAAGCCAAGAAGGTCAGAGCTGGAGCGGCTCAATCGGTCAAGCCGGGTGCAGATCACCACGTCATGCTCATCGATCACGTCGGTCATGTCGCGGCTGGCGGGTCGATCTAGCACCGCATTGGTGCCAGAGATGCCCTCGTCCGCGAAGAACTCGGTCACTTCACGGTTGTACTTTTCGCGCACAAACTCACTGATCTGCTGCTTCTGCGTCTCTAACGAGATGCCAGACTTGACCTGCTCATCTGTGGATACGCGGACATAGCCGTAGATGTTGTTGATTTGCTTGAGTGGGTTGCCGCTCATTTCACACCGCCTTTGTAGCCATAGTCAGTCATCTCTTCATGCAGCCGCTGCCAATTGATGTCCAGCGGCATATTATCGGTACTACGGTCAGCAAACATCACCTGACCGTCTTTGACCAACTCTACGCCATACACCGCCTTGGGCATCCCATCGTACACGATGTCGATGTTGTGCTTCAGGCAAGTGCGGCGCACTCGGTTGTAATACACCTTCTTTGCTTGGGCGCTCATGCTGCGCCCTCCTGCAAAAACTCTGCGTACAACTTCTTGCCGTCCTCGGTGGCAGCAAGCTTGCGAGCCATGTTCGCTACATACTCGCCAAGCTCCTTGATCTCCAAAGCCTTGTGCGAAAACGCAGCAAGCGTCTCTTCGGTTGCTGCTGCACCCTTGCGAAACAAGGCTGGCAGCATCATAGATTCCGCTGCGGTCAGGACATGCAAGCGAGAAAACTTGTGGCAGTCTGAGTGTAGCAATTGCTCTTCAACGGTCATTTCTCTGTCGGTCATCACGTTTCTCCTGTAAGTGAAATTGCATCATAAGGGCATCCGTGTCGATGTACAACACTTTATTTGAATAAATTCTTTTGTGCAGGTGTTTGCATATCGGCACGGCGCGTGGTAAGCTGTTGGAAACCAACAACGGAGAACGTGATGAAATCCGAAATCAAAAACGCGACAGTTCGCAAAGTACGCAATCGAGGCTTCAAGCCCGTTAGCTATCACCACGACACTGGTGTCCATAACGGCTGGATCTACAAGGTCGGCACCAAATGGACTCACGCTAGGTTTCCTAGCCTCGGCAACGTGCGTATCAGCCAAGCTGACATGCGCCATGTGAGGGAGCTGTAATGACTATCAAATCAAAGCGCGGCCCAAACGTGACACCAGACGAGCACAAGCTCGTCGTGAAGTTTGCAAAGCAGTGCCTGCGGGAGATCTGCAAGAAGCAATATGAGGTCGAGTATCAAGGCAAGCCTGTCGTGTATGCCGAAGCTATCAAGCGGCTTCAGGTAAAGACAAAGCATCGTGATCAACGCAGCTACGGTAGCGCCTCACACATTTCGATTGATGTGCGTCATTTGAGGAGTCCAACGCGAGTAGGTCTGAAACGATCACAACCTTGGTACGTTTTGAACGAATACAAATCGTTTGCAAAAGACCCCGTGATAGGCGAGTTCGAGACTATGAACAAAGAGCTTGTCATGTTGGCGGTTGTCGCCCATGAAGTAGCGCACCACATCCAGATGCGGTACGGCCCGTTCACTCGTTACCTTAGAAAGACCTATCGCAAGGCGCACGGCGATGCCTTCAAGGCAATCTATCGTGAACTTCGTCGCACCTTAGTCAATCCGTTCATCGAACCAGCGAAGGAGGTGGCGTGATGACCAAGCTGAAAACACAATACGTCCAGTTCACTAACGAGGAGATTGAGCTGCTCACCACCTTGATGCGTGCCAGCGCAGACGATCCCCGAGTCAACGGATTGATCGGCACCTGCTTCTGGTACAAGTGCCATGACAAAGATGAAGAGGCTGAGCTGAAGGCGCGGTGGACTAGCATCGAGCAGAAGCTGGCTGACTTTACGGGGAAAGAAGAATGATGGATGACAAAGAAACAATAGAAGAGTTCATAGCTCGCGGTGGCGAAATCGAACAAGTGCCGTTTGGCAAAAAGAAATATAAAGAAGATTGGGAGCCGTGGGAGAAACCAGACGGAGGCTTGAGTTTCAAAGTGCTACAAAATATCCGCAAAAACCGTCGCAAAATGCGAGGACTCTCAACCAAATGA